GTCTTGGATCTTTTGGTATAAATATAATTGATACTTTCTTTAATAACGGAGTATTAAATACTCAACAATCATACATGTTATTTGCATTTGGTGTAGTATCAATATATACGTGAGGTTTATTAGAACCATGTCTAAGATATCTATGTGATCTAAATCCGTTAATTGTAGTATAAACTTTAAATACAATTTCTTTATGAATTGAACCTAAATAATCAATTGCATCACAACTTAAATCATTTACTATTTGAGGAATTTCAAAATGCATTTCAGGTCTACTATAATCAGGAAGATTACAAGGACATTTATCTAATGATTTAGTATCAACATCTACACAATTAATAGACATTACTAAATCTCTTTTTGGAACAATTCCTTTTAAAGAATATTCCTTAATAATTTGAAGACGTTCGTCAACACAATCATCTTCTAATTGTTGTAGTGATAAATTAGGAGTACTTGTTATACCAGCAAGACCTCCAATAATATCATTATATATAGCTGATGCTAATTTAGTTACCATAAGTTAGATTTAATAAAAAAGGGTGAGGCAAGACGCCCCACCCTTTAAGTAATTAATTAATATTAAGCGATTACTGTAATTGTGATTGTACCAGTTGCACCAGTAGCATCAGTAGCAGTAATTACTGTAGTTCCAGCAGCTACACCAGTAACTACACCAGTTCCAGCTACAACAGTAGCAGTAGCAGTAGTTCCAGAAGCGAATGTTACAGCTCCTAATGCTCCAACAGGAGTAATAGTAGTAGTATCACCTACGACGATTAAGTTATCATTAGTAGTTAATTGGAATGCACCAGCACCAGGACTAGAAGCTAAAATAGATAAACCAGTATTAGTAATTGCAGTTTCAAATGTTGTTACATTAGCAGCAGGTACATAGAATACATGAGTTGTGATTGAATTACCTTCTGCGAGGATTCCATCAGCACTATCTTTTTGGATTTTGTAACGAAGTGTATATTGAGAATAGTTTCCACCAATGATTGGTCTTTCTTCTTTGTTTGTACCAAAGAAACGAGTGTTTTCATAAGTAGGGAACATAATTGATCTTACCATGAAATCGTCATCTCCAAAACCAACAAGACCAGCAGTTGTAACTGTACCTGTAGCTTTTACTGTATATTCAGGTTGAATAATTGAGTTAGAGTTTAAAGTTAATGCAACTTCTTCAGTTTGTTTAATTGAGAAAAATCTTTGGTTATTATCAGTAGCGGTTAATGTAATAATACCAGAACCACCAGAAGTAGCAGTGATATAAGAGAAACCGAATCTATCTTTAAGTCCGTTAATTTGAGCAATAAGAGCAGTTGCGTCAGTAGCAGCTACACCTGATGAAAGTACTTCAACTACAACCGGTTTTTTGAAATACAAATAAGTATTTGCATATTCAGAATTGGTTTGTTGAGATAATCTTACATCTACTTCTAATCTATTTACTAGCCCACTTGTTGAAGCGGCGATTGTAATTGAAGCTACTTCTTTAACACCAGCACTATAAGCTTTTTTATAAACGCTTACGATACCTGCTTTCTTGAAGAAATTTACTCTAGTTACATTCAGACCTTGGGCAGTTCCAGCATATTTAGCTGTAGAACCATTTGAATCTAATTGAGAATTTAAAATTGTTGTTGTTGTAAATTGATACATTTTTTATAGTTTATATCATTTAAAAATATTTATCTATGTCTTTGTTGTTGTTCTTGTTGTGGACCAGCTACTGATGTATTAACAGGAATATGTGATTGTAATCTAGGATCACTAGCATTTTCCATTAATATATTAGTTAGTTCATTTATAATTTCTTGAACAACGTAATCTGGGAATTCTAATATTTGAGATGTATCTTCTACTGCATCTACCTGTTCTTGTGTAAGTCTGATAAATTGTGGAGATTTTAAATAATCTACATATATTCTTGTTGGTTGAAAAATCTTATCATCTTTTCCAAATCTTAACTCCATTCTAGTTGCATCTCTATTACCGTAGCGAATATCTTCTTCTCTAGTTATTAAAGATCTTTCAACACTTTCATAAGTTAAAGTACCTGATGTATTAGATTTAGATACTACAAATGTATCATACATTGATTTAATTGTTAATATATTAGTATTAACATCTAAAAAGTAGTATGCTCTTTGTATTTTAGGATCTGAACTTACAGATAATTTAGAATATAAATTTGCAAGAGTTCCATTATTAGTAGTATTTATTAATACTTCTAAAGGATTTGATATAGATGGTGAAGTTTTTAAAGTATATGTAATTCCATTTACTATAATTGTATCTCCATCTACTTCAGTTCCATCTAAATCTAATGTATAAATATTAAAATTAGTTCCCGATAAGATTGTTTTAGAATCTTCTGTTGGGAATGTATTTATTGTATTTACGTTATGAATATAAAAATAAGGATTAGAATATGAAGGTCTTTGATAATAGTTATTAATTATTTGTGACCACATATCTCCAGTTAGACGTTTTGCACCCATTTGTAAATATGAATTAGCATTGTAACATTTAAAAGATTTTAATACTTTATATTCTACAATACAATTCAAAATATGTACGTAATCTGGTGGTAAATCTACTTCATAAGTCGCTTGAAATAAAGGACTTGGTGAAGTAGGTGAGGTATAACCAGGGTATACCGTTTGTAATTTTGGTTCTAAAACAGCAGTACTTTTTAACACTCTCAAATCGTCAGTTTTCTGTTGATTCATGTCATAAGCGTTATACATTTTATTAACGTATTGCAAAATTGCTTTATTAATAAAATAGTTATAATCTTCCAACAATAAACTTGGAGCATTGACTTTATTTAATTCTGTTAGAGCTGCTTCAAATAGTTGGCTAGCTGTGATAATTGTATAGTTTTAATAATTTAATTATATTATCTTATTTGGAGGATTATCTGATCTGGTTCATAAAAATCCATTACACGATCTTTTTAATTTTATAGCAGAACTAATACTAGCTAATTTTAAATCTAGTTTATTTTTAGCTTGAATAATAGTATCAAAACTATCAATATATATTCCATCTAAAGAATATCTATTTAATTTTTCTGATTTTTTATTAACTATTATTTGTAATTTATCATATTTTTCAGTACTTATAAAGTATCCTGAAATTTTATAATTTGCTCTAATAGCTCTATTAAGATTTCCAGAATTTGTATCTAAAAATAATATAGCATCTGACATTTTTTCAAATTCTTCTACTAAAAATCCATCAACATCATAAATATAATATTTATTAGGATTATGTAGATTATATTCTGAAATATTTATTAGATTATTATAACTCCATAAAAACCCATTACAAGTTCTTTTTTCATTAATTGCTCCATATATATTAGATATATCTCTTTCTATAATTTTACTAGCTTCTATAGCAGATTCATATGATTTTAATAAATTTCCGTTAAAATCAAATTGATAAACAAAATTATATGGTCTAGGTCTTCCTTTTCCACCTAATGATGTATTGTATGTTTTATCACTATTTATAAATTCTTCAGTAACTAATTCTGATTCTTTTATATACGCATCTTCTTCTTTTTCAAATACATATAAAATATCTCTTTTAAAATTTGATATTCCATGTTTTATTATTGCAAAATGAAAAGGACGAATAGGATAATTCAAATAATGTGTATTGTTTAAATTAAATCCATTTCCTAAATATCCATCAAAAATATCAGGATTTTCAGTTTTATGTACTCCAATATAAATTTTATTGTTAATTAAACAAGTAGTTTTGTAAACAATGTATTTCATATATAATTATATTATGGTTAATATTATTTTTTAGATGTTGGTCCTTTTTTGACAGTAACTGTTTCAACAGGTTCTTCATAATAAGGAATATCTTTAGTGATATCTTCTTGAGCAACGTCAATTTCACGTTTAGTCATTAACTCAGGATAAGTTTCACGTTTAATAGAATCTAATAGTTTTTTGAATCTAATATCTCTTAGGAATGTTATTGTTGATTCTAATGAACCTCCAAGCATTTTATCATCGTATTTATATATTCCGTCTGAACGTCTAATTACTCCACGATCAACTGCATCGAGAATAAACAAATGCATTTTCCAATCTTCTCCTTCGTATAATTCAATTATCCTTTTTGGAGTTTTCTCAGCGATTTCAACTAGATAATCTAGTATATCAGCAGGGATTGCATTTCCTAAATTGCGTCCTAACACTCTACATTTTTTGATTCTTTCCGATTCTGAATCTTCATAGATATAACTTAAAGCTCTATAAACAAATTGTTTTTTGTCCATTTTAACTTTAGTAAGTTCTCCTGGTCTTTCAACATATAAATCAGCAATGCCATATTTACGAGCACCACCATCTACAATTAAATTACCATCTGAATCTCTTTGGAATCTATCTTTTGCAATCCAGTTACAATATTCAATAGCTTCTCATTTAGCTTTATCTATTACATCATCTAAGTCAAATGAAGTTCCGTCCACTATTTCAAATACGTGATCGGCTGCAATATAATGGGCTTCACCATTACTCATTTTAGTAATATCATCTTCTGACAAAACCATTTCGGTAGCACCTTTATTGACATCACCTCTGACTAATC